AAAACATGAATCAAAATGGAATCAAAGAGATTCAAGTGAACATGGACCTCATTGATCGTGTAGGAAGACAGTGGTTAAGAAAACCAAATGTATCCGCAAGTGAGTTAGAGCACGGTCTTGATGTATCCAAGTTGGCCACAGCGCACCCCACAGAAGTGCCAATGACACCAATCATGAAAAATATGCTTAAAGCATTTGGTGACATTAAGGAAGGTGAAAGGTTGTTAACTGGTGCACCTATCACTAACGCTGAGAAATGGTTAGATGAGACAGTCAAGTCATTATTATTGCAGCAGTCAATGAAGAAGACTGATTCGTATGACGAAACACTACCCATTTGTGACATTCGACATTACTGGACACAATGTTGGATGAATTGGAACATGGACAAGTTCCGAGATATTGGTAAGGGACAGGTAGAAGAAATTAATGAGACAATCGCTATCTATGCTAAACCTACAGGGGCTATCGATATACGTTCAAAGTTGAGTAATGACGTAGTATTCGCTAAGGCAGTCGAGGTGGTAGCGGACTCTATACCTACTGTATCAGCAACCCGAAACATTGTGGAGATCGATCTCCCATTCCAGACCAAACATACTAATGTTGGGTTTGTCCCTGGATATGATGGATTCGGCAACGACCGAAGCACGGTCAAAGGTACCAATCTGACATATGCTCAATTAACTATGCAGATTGCTGAAACGATTAAAGATCACCCAGAGCTTCTGAACAAATATAACGTTACGACAGAGTTCAGTAGATACCAAAGGCAGAAGGGTCGTCTCATCAATGCGACAGCTCGAATTATCAACCTTGTGCTTAACCAGTTAGAAGCTATCGAAATTGAAGCTTATAAAACTAAATCCCCATTATTTGCAGGATATAACGACGCCGCGCATTTAAAACTCTATCTCGAGGAGATAGCGGATTTCTGCGAAAAGAACGGGTACGTATGTAGAAACTTAGATTACCACAGATACGACTGGCACATATGCAAGCAGTTCATAGAGTTGCTAGGCGCTGTGTCGATGCTCAAGTGTGCTGACAAGAGATCGAAGGATCTAGCTATGTATCGTGCCATCCTAATGACCAAGACCTGGTTGGTCGCTGGAACATTGGATAAGATGATAGAAATCTTCGGACGTATTTTCAGCGGTTTCATTGATACTAATAGAGGTGGTGGCTTAATTAATGCCTTTTCCATGACCTACCTTCTAATGAAACAAGATGACCATTACGTTAGGGATATAGTTTCAAGAATTTTACACTGGCTCTTAGTTATGGGTGACGATGTACTAGCAGTCATGAAAAGAGAGACCAGTTTACAGCGTTTGCAATCAGATGCGAAAGAGTTAGGACATGAAATTGATGACGCAAGCAAAATTGCTTTCGGTCCTATGTTCCTACAATATAGACTCTTTACCATTAACGGAAAACGTATCATGATTTATGCATGGC